CACCGAGACTTCGGCCAAGCAGGGGCTGACCAAGGCCGAAGCCGACTCGATGATCAACGCGCTCACGCACAACCAGCCGTGGACGCCACCCGAGGAAGCCTCGATCACCATCTCAGAGGTGCTGGCGACGCCTGACGGGGCGGACGTCACGCAGTGCACGGTGACGTGGACGACCGACGTCGTGGGCGACAGCCAGGTGAGCTACGGCACCAGCCCGAGCTACGGCACCAGCACGGCTCTCGACACGGCACAGGTGACCCATCACACGGTGCTGCTGACGGGCTTGACGGCTGGCACGACCTACCACTACAGCGTCGTGAGCAACACCATCAACAGTCCCGACGCGACGTTTGATACGGGAGGCGCTGCCTGATGCCAGGTCAGATTGTCCGTGCCAACGAGGTGATGATCCGTGCGGGCGTCGGCTTGCGCATCACCTCCAGCACGCCGCTGCCGAGCTTCATCCGAGGCCGCTTCGGCTACGTCGGGCAAGCCACGTGGGGGCCGCTCAACACCGCCGTCGAGATGCTCAGCCGCAGCCAGATTCGCGACACCTTCGGGGAGTCTGGCTCGCCTGGCAACACGATGGACGGCGCCGAGGAAATCTTCAATGGGGGTGCCGTCACGGGCGTTGTCGTGCGCGTCGGCACTGGTGGTACGCAGGGCAGTGACACGCTCAACGACGGGGCGACCACGCCAGCGGTCGTAGGCAACCTGAAGGTGCTGTACCCGGGCACGCGCCAGTTCGGCTACAGCATCCGCGCCAACCTGAGCGACCTGAACGTGCGCGAACTGGTCATCTACGAGGGCAGCGTCCAGCGCGAGGTGTGGAAGTTCGCCAAGAAGGCGGGCACGGCCACCGAGATCGACGGCCTGATGGCTGCGGTCAACGGCAACAGCATGTACGTCGAGGTGACCAAGACCGCACCTGGCGACGGCACCATCAAGGACGTGGCGCAGAAGTCGATCCCGCCAGGCACCGCGCCCGTCGTGGACGTCTCGGCCTACTCGACCGCGCTGACTGAACTGGGCAAGGAGAACTTCTTCGTCACGTGCGTGGACAGCGAGCTAGACACCACGCACACCGTCGTGCGCGCCTGGATTGACGACCAGAACATGCACGGCCGCCGCCGCGTCGCGGTCCTGGGCATCCCCGTCGATGTGTCGTGGACCACGCGCAAGCAGCGTGCGACAGCCGCCAACAACCCTGCCGTGGTCATCGTCGGCAACGGCTTCGAGCGCCACGGGCCTGACGGCCTGGAGGTCATCACCATCGACGGCTACCTGGCGGCCGCACGCCTGGCTGGCGGCTACACCTCGTCCAAGCCCAACCAGCAACTCACCCACCGCGTCATCCCCGACGCCACGGGCCTGGTGGGCGCGCTGACCGACGATCAGCTACAAGAGGCCAAGCTGTCGGGCCTGAGCACCTTCAGCATGTCCTTCCGAGGTCGCATCTGGATTTCTGAGGGTGTCAACACGCTGACCAACCCGCAACTGCCGCCGATCTGGGCCGAGTCGATGAGCCAGGCCTGGGGCAAGATGCGCCGCGTGATGACGCGCTTCTACCTGATTGACGACATCACCGCGCAGTGGGACGACATGATCGGCCAGGTCAACAACACCGAGACGGGCCGCGCCGTGCTCAAGACGGCCGCGCAGGCGGTGGTCAACACCTACATCGCATCGGGCGCGCTGATCTCGGGCACGGTGGTCGTGGACGACACGCGCCAGCCCAACGCCGACGCCGACGAGGCCTTCTTCGTCTTCACCAATCTGGTGGACGCGGACGGTGCCGAGCGGCTCATCCTCAACGCGATGTTCCCGTAAGGAGCCAGCAGCATGACCGAAACGCCAGAGCAGCTTCCCGCCGAGGGCGAGGACAAGGACAAAGAGCATCCGCAAGGCGGACCACCTGGCCAGACGGGCGCTCACCCACAAGGTGGGCCGCCAGGCCAGACGGGCGAGCATCCGCAGGGCGGGCCGCCAGGCCAGGACAAGCCAGAGCCGAATCAGGACTTGCCCGAGGCGCAGCCAGGGCCGCAGCCACCCGAGCCGACGCAGCTACCCGCCGAGGGCGGCGAGGATGAGGAGGGCACCGAGGCGAAGCCATGACGATGAACACCAGGCCTGTCGATCCGACCCTGCTGATCGCGGGCTTCCGAGGCGCGTTCTACTGGGACGGCCAGCCCTTCGGCGCGTGCAGCACGTGGGAGATTCAGGAGAACTACTCCAACAGCGACACCCAGCCCGTGGGGGTGATCGCGCCGATCCCCGTGCTCCAGTCGGTGACCTTCACGCTGACCTTCACCGAGATCACGATTGACGACGCGCTGCCCGTCGAGCGCCTGCGCCAGCTACGCAGCATCAGCCAGCCCACCTTCCGCTTCGTGGGCGAGGTGTTCCGACCTGACGGCAAGGTCGGCCGCTACACCTGCGACAAGTGTGTGCCCGATGGCACCTTCCGCCTGGCCGCCGTCTCGCCAGGTGACACGATGACCAGGGATCACAGCTATCGCGTGCTGGAAGTCCCCGACATCGACTCGGCACTGGGGTAATCCGTGACACAGCAGCAGCCAATCGTGCACATCCCCGAGAGCGACCTGCCCGCCGCGAACGGCACCGTCGAGGTGCCGTCGCTCAGGCCCGTCGATCTCCACGCGCCTGAGCCAAGCGAGCTACCGCGCACCGTCGAGCAGGAACGCGCCTACTACCAGGCGGCCGAGGCCGACATCCTGGCGGGCCTGTTCGAGGCCATCGAGGAGGCGCAGGTCGCCGTCGCGGTGGCCACCTTCCCACGCTTCAAGTTCCCCGTCACCCATCCTGACGGCAGCATCACCCAGGAGCCGATGCGCGTCCGCTTCCTCAAGCAGAGCGACGCCGACATCGAGGCCGCGCAGCGCAGGGCCACGGCCTGGGTGCCGAACCGCGACGTGCCAGGCGGGCCACGCGTCGAGCAGGTCAACCAGGCCAGGATGCGCTCGTGGGTCATCTACAACGCCACCGTGGCCGAGGACAAGGCGGCCTACTGGGACCGCAAGGAACTGGTCAACAAGCTGCGCGTGGGCAACGGCGTCGAGGTGATCGACAAGCTGCTCGACGCGGGCGAGAAGCTCCAGGCCGTGAACACCATCTACGGCCACTCGGGGCTGATGTCCACGGGCGAGAGCGAGTTCGAGCAGGTCGCAAAACCATAAGGTTCGGCGGGCGCCGACTGACGCTCTACCACCGCATCTGGCAGCGACACCACATGACACCGTGTCAGTTCGAGGGCCGAACGTCTGCCGCCGAACCCATCTGTCGGGGGTGTCGCGTGGTCATCACGGCCAGTGAGTACGAGGTCAGCCGCCAGGAGGGCGAGCAGCTAGAGGGCCTGCGCAAGCAGCAGAACCAGCCTGCGCCCATGCCCCGTCGAGGTCGGCGCTAAGTGGCCAGCAACGTCTACCACGAGGTGATTCAGGTCGAGGTCCGCGACCAGAGCGCGGCCGCGCTGAACACCGTCCAGAAGAACGTCGAGAAGACCGAGGCGGGGCTGAACCGCGTCTCGAAAAGCCCGTTCGCCATCGTGGTCAAGCTGACCGACCTCGTCACGCGGCCGCTGGGCGCGCTGATGGGCAGCCTGAGCAGCATCGCCAGGCGCGGCATCATGCTGCCCGTCACGATGAGTGACCGTGTCACGGCGCCCTTCCGAGGCATGTTGCAGGGCCTGGGCGGCGCGGGCACCAACATCCTCCAGGGCGTCGGCCAGGGCGTGGGCATGACCGTCATCGGCCTGGTGGCGCAGGGCCTGGGCATGGTCAAGGGCAGCATCATCGACATGAACGCCACGCTGGAGACGAGCACGCTCCAGTTCGAGACACTCATGGGCGACGCCGACAAGGCCCGCGAGCACGTGGCCGACCTGTTCGAGTTCGCCAAGAAGACACCCTTCGAGACGCAGCCCGTCATCGACGCCAGCCGCCTGCTGCGCACCTTCGGCGGGGCCGCGCTCGACACGATGGACAACCTGACGCTGTTCGGTGACGCGTCGGCGGCGACGAGCGCCGACATCAAGGAGGTCAGCTTCTGGTTCGGCCGCGCCTACGCCGCGATCCAGGCGGGCCAACCGTTCGGTGAGGCGCGCATGCGCCTGCAAGAACTGGCCATCCTCAGCCCGCAGGCCGCCCAGAAGCTCGAACAACTGGAGAAGGCGGGCGCCAAGGGCGACGTGGTCTGGCAGGCCATGACCAAAGACCTGGCGCGCTTCAACGGGGCGATGGTCAAGCAAGCCTCGACCTGGGAGGGCCTGACCTCGACGCTGAGTGACGTGATCAAGCTGACCAGCGCCAAGCTGTTCCAGCCGCTGTTCAAGGTGGCCAAGCGCGCCGTCGAGTCGCTCAACGACCTGTTCAGCAGCGACGCCTTCGGGGACTGGGCCGAGAGCGCAGGCAAGGCGCTGGCCGACTTCGTGGACGGGGCGATGACCAACATCGGCCTGTTCATCGACCTCGTCAAGGCCATCGGCGTGGCGTTCACGACCGACAAGGGCGCCATCGGCATCGTGGGCGACGTCATCGAGAAGGTCTTCGGCAAGGACGCGGCCAACTTTGTCCGCCCGTTCCTCAAGAGCTTCATGGACTTCATCCCGACGCTCAAGTCAGTCGGCCAGTGGATCGGGTTCGCGTTCCAAGACCTGATGAAGGGCGACTTCAAGAACTTCGGCAAAGACCTCGTCATCGCCTTCCAGCAACTGACGGGCATCAACCTGCGCGGCGTGTTCGACGCCATCAGCAACGGCATCGAGTGGCTGGTGGGCACTGGCTGGCCCGCCATGCAGGGCGTGCTCGAAGCGGTCAGCAGCTTCATCACCAAGGAGGTGGTGCCCAAGCTGGCCGAACTCTGGTCGTGGGTCGGTGAGAAAAGCCAGGCGGCGTGGCACTGGTTCACCCAGGAGGCCTGGCCCGCCGTGATGCAAATCCTCGATCAGGTCAAGACCTTCATCGAGTCCGAGGTGCTGCCGAGGATGCGCGACCTGGCGGCCGCGCTTCAGCCGCTGCTGGAGAGTGCCTGGAAGGCCGCGACTCAGGCGGCGCAGAACTTCAACGACGCGCTGGCGGGCACGCCCGAGGCGGCCAAGGACGCGGAGGACGCCTTCGGCCCGCTGGCCATCGTGCTCCAGCCGATTGCGAATATCGGTGAGAACCTGGGGCGCATCCTGCGCGACCTGGGGCTGATCACGGGGCAACTGGCGGACGCGATGGGCAAGCTCGCGCCAATTCTGGGCGACATCCCCAAGCAATTCCTGCTGATCCTGGCGATCCCGTTCGCGCCGCTGCTGGCCATCCTCAAGAACTTCGAGTTCGCGTCCTGGGCGCTGGCGGGCGCGCTGGACTTCCTGGCCGAGAAGCCGCAGCACATTGGGGAGGCCTTCGAGTCC